ATACATACCACTTCTTTTGTTAATGATAAATTATTCTCAATATTATCTAATCTAGTTTCATGATCTGAAATGGACGATAAAATATCAGATATTTTTTGTATATCGCATACAAATTTTCCATCCCTATCTACTCCAAAAAGTACCTTATTTGAGGTGTCAATAAAGACAGCTAGATATTTTCTGTTTGAGGTAAATTTTAATTGACCTAATACATTTAAGTCTATGTTTTCTTTCAAGGAAGTAATGTAATCATTTGTAAAAACCGTATTTCCATTTTTATCAATTCCAAGCAAAACTCTACCTGCTAAATCGACAAAGGCTGCTAAGTATTTTCTGTTTGTAATAAAATTAATACCTGTTACGTTTAAAACTGCTGAATCTGCATAAGCCTTATTTGCAACTTGATTATTAGTTGTTGGAGTAGGGGCGATCGGTGAACTTTCAAATGTTTTTATCCCACCGATAGATTCGTCACCGAAAAGAGATACTTTATTTTCCACCTCTATGCTAAGTTTTTCAAATAATATACGCATTGCATCATTATCGCATACAAATTTTCCATCCCTATCTACTCCAAAAAGTACCTTATTTGAGGTGTCAATAAAGACAGCTAGATATTTTCTGTTTGAGGTAAGAGAAAGACCTAAATTCGATAAATCATTATTAATTAAATTTTCTACATAAGTTTTTGATGCACCATCTAATTTATCAGTAATCCATTCCGTCCCATTCCACTTAATAGAATAAATAGAATTTTCTGTTTCAGTAAATGAAATACTGAAATTTGTAAGTACATTACTACCAACAACGGCATTGAATAAATAATACTTCCTATCATTGACTCCATAAGTCAAAGGAACTGTAGAAGTTGTTGCGATTCCTAGGTAAAGATAGCCTGAAGATGAAAGTGTATTCATTTTATTATCTACTTCACTCTCTGTATACACGTCTGTAGGAAGACTAGAGTAATCTAAACTTAGATAAGCCGTTATTCCATCCCCTATTTTGTATCTTTTAGTGTCAGTTTCCAATACCATTTCTCTATCCGCTAAAACAGGATTCGAAGCAGTCCAATTTGCGAGCGTATCACCCCTGAGTTGTATTCTTGTCGCCATATTAAATTTATTTGTTCATATTAATAATACATTTTATATCATAAAAACGCTATAGCGTAGCGACTTCATGAGGGATTGGATTAGAATATGTAGGCTTATATGCCAAATCAAGCTTAATTAGCTCGCATTGTGTTTGTGTCCCATCCCCCTGAAAACTTGTTATCTTATTTATTCTATAATATGCATCACCCATCACTTTACTAGCTATGTATATTTTATCGTTTAGTTGTAATTGTGATACATCATCAGAAGTGATATTGAATTTTGCCGTGAGTAGCTTTTCTCTGCCATACATAGCCGATTCTAAGTCATTTTGATAGAATAAATTATACAAATTTCTATTACATTCGGTTGTTCTATCAATAAATGACTTTCTAGAATCGAATGCAAGGTTTATATTTGACACATCCGAAATACCGTCCGCCCCACATATTTTTTTCATAGTGCATGTAGGCAGATAAATAATAGCCTCAACGGGATATTTCACACGCCCGCCAATTGTAATTTGATAACCAACGCTTAGATTGTGATTATAGAACAATATTCGAGGGCTTTGATCACTATCAAACGTACCTGATTCTTTTACGGGGCATGCTATGTCTATTTCGTTAGTCAAATACCTTACAGGTGTTGCAGGAATGCTCAAAGATGATTCATCGTCACCATCTGAGAAATCATCTTTATTATAAACCTTAGTAGTTGCAAGTCCAAGCTCGTTTGCGTCCGAATAGCTAGTATTATAAATATCGTCACCATCTGAATATCCCACTTTATAGGTATTATTCATTGTTGCTGATAGTTCTTGAAAAGATATAGTACTAACATCTATTTTATTCGACCAATCCACTACCTTACCCGTATTATAATAATCATTATATGTTTTTATTATAAGTTTCTTATTATCTATTGGGTCTATATCGACAAACGCGTCAAACATAATGAGTATATCCTTAATGAAATCAGCTTTTTTGTAGCTTGCAGGCAGACAATCATTATACGTAATAGTCTTCATACCTGAATACAGGTAATTCACGATATAATAATCTACAAAAGAGCTAAGGGAATCTACGGTAACTGCATATTTACGGTTTTCATCTGAGTTATCGGTTTCTACATGAATCCATGCAACCCCTCCAAATTTTGTATCTATACTTTCCCATGAGAAAGAGTTTGCTACCGTATCACTCGTTTGATTTGTACTAAATGTTAGATAGTTATTGGATAATGCAACCGTTCCTAGCTCTGTAGAGCTTAAAGTCCCCTCGGGATTGATATAACATAAACTTACAGTGGCATTTACCGTTGTAGATTCCGTATACCTATTTTTCATTTTAAGAGTAACTATAGGTTTGAATGCACAGTCATAAGTAGGCAATAATATTGGTGCGTTATTTGAATCAACCGTATATTCGTATAACTCATTCTTATCTCTCACATCAGTATGCATATCGTACAATGCTCCCTTAGGAATATTCCCCGAATCATTTACAGTTGGGTAAGATTCCGTAGTTGAAATATTTCCAAATCTTATTCTTTGTGGGGAGTAGTCCACACATAAATTTTTATAATCTTTATTATATGGAATAACTAATCTTTTCAAAATATCAATAATCATATCAGAAGCCGTATAGGAATAGCCCGAATCAGAAACGATCTTATCAAATAATTGCTTTGCAAATATTGCAGGCAGTATTCTGTAGTTCGTCCCGCTCAGTCCGCTAACATCTTTCATCGTATCGTCATAATCAATAACAGGATAAATAATACCCCTTCCTGTCGGCGTATAATCGGATGCCATCAACGTGCGTAGAGTAGAATAGTTTAAGACATGAGAATATAAATCCGAAGAATCAGTAAATTTAACATCCGCCGAAGTGTCCGTATTTCCTGATATTAAATCGTCCCCTAAGTCCTGTATGATATTGATATTATCCGCAGCCACTATTACATTATACGTATTGTGTAAAACAGCTGTTAGTTGCAAATATCCCCTCAAAATAGACACCCCGCCATCCAGTACCTCAGCAAATATTTTCTTCTTTGAATCAAAGTCGACCGAATTAATGTTAAATGCAGATTTAAATATTCTATCCGTTTGAGGTGTCTGAACAATAGATATTGTTTTAGAAAATGAAGTCTTTCGACTAGAATAATCTTTTATATCCTTTAAAACATATGTTATGTTTACAGGATTAACAGCCTCCGAATCTATTAATTCTCTGTTTGCTCCTACGACAATTTGTATATTGCTCATTAATGATATTTTTTAAGTTTCAATTTCCATATACCATAATAATACATTTTTACATCCAAATAGCACACGCATTTCTGCCTTATAATCCTTAATATTTGATATTTTCACACAAGGGTATAAGACAAATCTATATCCATATCCTAATAATATTAATTTTAACACTTCCATCTTCATATTTTTATTAGAAAGGGCATTCTTCGTTACTAATTTCCATTTTGAAGGCATCAATTTCAGCATGACTTTGACGCGTAGCCTCTTTATTTACCAGCCAATTAGTATTATCCCATTGTACGACTGATTCAGGTGTCTCAATAGGTGTATATCTAGCATTGTTAATGTTAAATCTAAATAAACACTCTCCTTTTTCTCCGAGATGCCTAAACTTTACTTTATTGACAATAACAGAAACCGTTCCGCTATCTAAATTTCTATGTACCGTTAACCCAAAATCAGCCTTATTGTAAAAGTTTGCTCCACCTGAAATATCGTACATTGTTGGTGGAAGATATTTTCCTGTAGTTACATCCTTTTGCATCTTTGTTGGATGCGCCATCAAAAAGAAAAGAACATCATTTTGTTGAGCAAACTTTTGCATCTTTTTCAATGCATCATTTACTGTGTCGGCTGTATTAGCCCCTTTTTCCATTGTTAGCGCATTCCACGGGTCAATTACTACCATTTTCACTCCTTTGCGTCTTACCAAAAATTTAAACTTTTCTAATATCGTGTCGACATCCCAATCCTCAGGATTAACAAAGAAAAAGTTATCTTCTACGTATTCTTTTGCCTGTTTATATTCATTTATTCTAAGCGTCTGACTACCGAACTGTTTACCTGTTATTCTTGATATAATTCGGCTAGTATGAAAAGATAACGGTAAACTCTCGGGAGAAAAAAATGCACCCTTCCATCCATAAGAAAGATTTAACCTCAATAGCATTTCTTCTAAAAACTCAGTCTTTCCGCTAGAAGGTATACCCGTGACAATACATAAACGTTGCGTCTCAAATGAGCATAAAGCATCGAAGTTTAGCAATCCAATCGTTGCGCCCTTTTGAAGCCCTTGCTCATAAAGCAAATCTAACTCATCTTCTACATCTTCTAGCTCAAATATACCATCTACAGGAACATACTGAGCGTATTCTAAGCATTTCTGCAACTCCATGAACCCATGTTTGCATAGAACTTCGTTTGCATCCTTACAATCCTCTCCGTAGGTTACTATTTTACATCTTTCCGCTCCAAAGCGAGCTATCAATGCGTTTTTGAGTATTACCCCCTTCGTATCAGTGTCCGAAGCAATATATATAACTTCCTTATCGTCAAAATGAGATTCAATAAACCTATCTATATATGAAGTATTTTCGGATGCGCCGTTTGGTACAGAGATTACACTCTTTTTCCCAGCCGCAATAAAACTCATACAATCAAATTCACCCTCAGTTATGATAACATCCTTTTTTCCAAGGCATGAATTAATATTGTATGGTATTAATTCACAGTCAGAACCTAATTTAAAGAGTTTATTTCCTGTGCGCCATTTACAATTTACAATAAGATCACCTTCATAGTAATTAAAGTGAATAGTATTCATCTCGTGCCCGGTCTGTGGCATATACTCCATTCCCTCCGTAATCTTCAAGTCAGTAAGAACCTTTAACGGAATTTTTCGGCTTTCAAAATATTCTATCATCTTTGCTGATAGTCCACCCGTATTACGGATTATAGGTTTTTTGTATTCCTTCATTTTATATTCTTGTTTCTTTGTATCTTTAATTACATAGGATATATCGCAATAATGGCAATACGAAATACCTTTTTCAAAATTAACGGTTAGAGACCTATCCCTTTTGTCGCTCCTACTCTCGTGGCAATTCGGGCAAAACTCTTTTTTCTTTCCTCTACCATTAGAACTAATCCCAATATCCGACCACGAATCTATTACTTTTACTTCACTCATTTTTATTTGTTTTTTATTTTATTTGATTAGAGTACGTTTAAATCAATTATTTTATCAATTTGGTATAAGTGTACCATTTATCAGTAAAACGATCTAAAAACGTACTCAAATCAATAAATTTGGCTACACAAGCCATGTGCTAGTATCAGCACACCAGCAATATTGCGACGATGGTCGTTTTTTCGCGTTCATAGGAATTTCTTTTCCATTGAAATACTTTTTCCCATGTTCGATATAAACGCCAACTCCAAATATTTCCTCATCATATACTTTCGCATCGCTTGACTTTCTCGCATCTACCCAAACTTCATACGATAGATAGCGTTCAAAATCTTTTCTATACTTTATTTCGGGGTTTTGCAACTTGTATTCTGAAATAAACTGCCTAGCAATGCATTTATTTTGATCAGAAAGCTTTTTCCATTGTTCTTTTGCTTTCTTCTTACTGCCTTTGCGATCATAAGCGACCCATGCATCCTCAAATAGCTCATCAGTATCAAGTTTATCTGTTTTTTTTGATTCTTCTGAAATCGGCATATTATCTTTATTATAGTTAGTATTAGTAATTGTATTAGTATGTCTGTCAAATTGATAGTTCTGCTCTGTCAAATTGATAGAGCTGCTCTGTCTTTTTGATAGAGCTGATTCTTCATTTATTATAACATCAAGATTCGTTTGTATGTATCTTCTACGACCGTCAAATCTAGTTTTTTTTACATAACCTTTCTTCATTAAAGACGAGAGTGTACGATTGGCAGTAACAATGCTTACATTTAAAAATTCAGCTATATAAGCATCAGAGAAAAAGCAATCGCAATCCCTTGACGTATAACTATCTATTTCTAAAAATAGTATTTTTTCAATCCATGAAAGACTTTTGTCTTCCCAAATTTCAATAGGCATCCATATACCTTTTGCTTTTCGTTCAAAATTCAAATTTTCCATATATTTATTTTAATCCTTTTAAGGATGCCACAAATATATGACATCCTTTTTGTTTCTAATACTTATAACTTATATTTTAATCTTTATTAAAATAAAAACATTCAATTTTGTTATCTAAACAATTCGGCTGTGGTGTTGGCATTCCGATTCTAGGACAAAATATCAATCCATATTCTACAGGTTGGCAATGTTTACATTTAAAACAATCCGTTGGTACTTTATTCCTAATTTGAATAACTTTCTTAGGTTTTCTTATCATTTTTCTTTAGCATATTTCCATTTAAACCCACCTGCAGTAATTCTTTTACCATGTTTGCAAGTTCCATATAAGCATGCTCTTATATTACTCTCATTTATCCCTATGATAGATGCATCCGAGGCAGAGTTCCAATATTTTATAAATTTCCCATCTTTATCGAATTGGATTATTGGTATGGAATTATAATGTATTCCCCCTTTTCTAGGTCCTAATTTATTACCTAATACTTTTACTGAATGTATTATATTTTCCGAACGAGTACACCATTCTAAATTTGTATAAACATTATTAGATTTATTCCCATCTTTATGGTTAACATCCGCCTTTTTAAAATATCCATCACAAAAAGACATAGCTACTAGACGGTGAATATAGCAACAACGATCTTTATGATTTGTAAATAGCTGAATAAATAAATATCCGTTGCTTTTCTTTTTATTTTTTCTTATATTTTCTTTTATTGTTCTTATTTGATTACCAAATTTTACATTTCTCTCTAAACTTTTTACCCTTCCTATGTTAGAAATCATATAGACCCCCTCATAACCATGAATATCTTTCCAAATTTCTTTCATATATTCTTATCCTCCTTCATTTTTTCTACTTCTTTTAGATAGTATTTTATTAGAGATAAATATTCAATATCAGAATATTTTTTAGTAACCGATTTTGCTCTAAGCTCTACTAAATTTACTCTTTTTTCTCCAATATCTTTAATTAATCCTAATCGGTACATTTGAATATTACCCTGATTAAAAATGTTGCATGAAACACACTGAGGTCTACAATTATCTTCATCAAACCTCGTAGACATATACCTACGTGACATATAGTGCCCATTCTGTATTTCTTTCCATGTATGATATTTCCCACATGAAATGCATTTACATATTCCATTGCTATTTGAATATTTCAGACGAATATACATACTGAATATCTTATCAAGTTTTGCCTTTAAATCAACCTTTTTACGAGGTTTTTTAATCGGCTTTATTTTGTCTATTGATACGACTTTCTTTTTCTTTATATAGTACATTAGATAAACATTTTATTTTTGTCAATTACTTGTTCCATGTGTATTCGGTATTCTATATCGCTGGGATCAGGAAGATATATTTCCGCATAGGCTGAACTCCAATTCCTAAAACGGTCTATTGCCGTTGTAAGCTCGCATGTATTAAGTTCCGAAGTGCTACGAAGTATCTTTATTTCTTTGCCAAACTTATTTACCTTCGTTCTTTCAAACAAAGGACGATTCACTTCACGTTTAAAGAAGTCTATCTTAGCTTCCTCAGTTGTGATACCATATTCGGAAGCGAAAAATCTAAGAATAAGATGTAAGTAACTATTCTGTTTCATCGTCCTAACAGGACTTTTTTTAGTTAACTCGACTATTGCATTTTGTTTGTAAAAGTCGTTACACAAATTCTTAAATTTTTCCCTTTCAAATTCATTTGTTAAATTGAAAATCATTAGAATGGAAGATCATCGTCCCCATCTGTAGGCATATCACCATTGTGAGGATTATTGTCTGCGGGCTGAGTGTTGTTTGCATTATTATCAACCCATGTCTTTAGATTACCAATATAAATTGGCTTATCTCCCTGTTTCTTCTGATCTTTTGGCACATTAATAGTAATATTATGCGAATCACCATAAGCCGAAATTTCCCTTCTTTCAGAAATATTGATATTCAAATATTTCTTTCCATTTTTACCCGTTGTAATAAAATCCTTAGGGATGTCTGTTACACAAATGCTTCCATATAAAAAATTACTCATATATTTTAACTGTTAATGATGGTTTAACCTCTGATTCCTTGATAAATTTGTAATGTAATTCGGGGTATTCTTCCTTGAATGCCTTTGCATCAAAAGTTTGTCTTACGCCTCCCTGTTTGCAGATTAATTGTACGCCGTCCTGCTTTACGTTCGTTTCATCAAACGCAATCATTGCGCCTAGTAACTCATTCGTAATTTCATTCCTTCTATTTTGCAATTCTTTCAATTGCAAGTCGATAGATTTTAACTCTGATAATTTTTCACTGTCAAATATCATGATCTTTGTCTTTTAAATTGTTTATGATTTATTTCGCACTGTAATAATTCTTTTACTACCTCAATAGGTATTCTTTTAACCTCTATGAATTTCCTTTCCGTTTTTCTTATCCAAATTGCGTAAAGATGAGGAACTTTTAAGGTTGGATTCTGCATTTCAAATAGATAAGCATAAATGCTTAATTGCCAACTTAAGTACTCCATATCCAGCTTACTAGTAGTCTTAATGTCTGCCAGCGAATAATCAGCAAGAACTATATCAATCGCACTTGCAAAGTATTCACGATCTGTTACTAGATATTCATTCTCTAAAACATTGAGATCATATTCTTTCTTAAGCTTCATATAATTAATACATTCGGGTATCAACGAAGTAACGCCTAAGGAATCTATTAGCTCGCATGTTTCATGTACTAGACTTCCATTTGCGCACGCTTTGTCTAAAATATACTTTGGAATGTTTGTATATTTATCAGGGAATAACTGTCTTCCAATCATCCCCGTAATACCTTGTAATATCTTACCATTTAAGGTATAAGTATGATCTTCCTGATTAAAAGATACCCCGCATTTATTTAGCATTAGTAAAGTCTTTTTTGCGTGATGCCATGCAGCTTATAAAGTCTTTATTTGATTGTAATGTAGGATATCTTTCGTAGATAGGTTTTAAGTCTTCTTTTTTCGTTGCGGCTTTTAGCTCAGACATTGCAACATCAAAATAAGGAAGATCACATACAGGAATATTTCTTTTTGTAGAAATTTCTTCCTCTTTTGGTGGCATCGTATCAGCATCCTTTGTATCATCAATACAAAATAAACCGTTTAACGCATATTTTCTAGCATAAGAAGACGCTGTACCCGTTATTTGTGATTCATCCATCCCTTTCTTTGTTAATTCTTCACGAGCATAAGCACTCGTTTTTATTATTTCTTTTTCGCTATGCAGAGAGGCTGTAGCTTTAATGTAATACCTATCACCGACAAGTACTAGCTCATCATTTAATGTAAGATAGCAATTATTTGCCTGTAATAACGGTTTAACCAGCTCTAAAATATCTTCACATGAACGATATTTGTACCCGCCAAACTTATTTGTTTGACCTTTTGGAGCTTTCAAAGCCCCTTGAATAATTTGTAACTCTTTCATTTTCTTTTTATTTTTAATTTAAACGATTCATTTGTATGTTGGCATAATCTGCCACATTTTGTAATTCGCTAGTGATATACCTTTCTACATTTTTACATTTACGTTCAGAAGTATGTAGTATTCTGCAATTATCCATGTGAATGACACCCATATATGGGGTTGCATAGAAATTACAATCAATTACAATCAAATTCCCGTATAAATCAATCATTAAAGAACGGGTTTCAGGGGTTACCAAACAGGCAAGTTCTTTTATACATTCCTGTATTGCTTTTCGAAGAATCTTACTCATAATTTTTTGCTTAAATATTCTGAATACTCCGCCAATAGTGCAGATACTACGCATAAAGATAGTCCATATCCGAAAAAGCCTAACAAAAGTAGCAACAAAGAAACAGGTATCGTAATCCAATACGCTATTTCTACGATTTTTTTGATCTTTTTATTCATATTATTATATTTTATTTGATTATTTACTGATACAAATCTACTAATTTAGCTTATTACCTCCAAATAAAACATGGAAAATCTTTATATAATAATGAATATTTAACTTTTAAGGAAAGAAAAAGGGCTTTAAAGCCCTAATTCTTATAATTTTAATAGTATTTTTATCTGTTTTCTGAACTTATAAATAATAAATATCAATGAAATCAAGCAAACAAAGACTATTATCGACCATATTAGACCCGATATTTGTTTAAAAATACTCGTTTCCGACTTAATTTTACTCGTTTCGGTCGCTTTTGTGACGTTTTTTACTACTTTTATGCTATCATTGTTAGATATTTTAACGCTATTTTTAATCGTTTCTTTCTTATTTGATATAATTGCCTTACTTAAGGTTGAAACGCTCTTAGAAAGCACGGGATGCGTCCCGTTGGCATCTGTAACCTTTGTATCATACGTAGTAACTTCTGTAATGAGTTGCTCCGTTCCTTTTTCATCTGTTACGATAGTGCTTACTTCCTTAGAAATAGTTGAATCATGATTCACGACCAACGAATCAGTTTGAATTTTAACATTTGACTTTGATAACTGCTTACTAGAGCCGCATGAGGTTAAAATAACCAACGAAAATAAGAATAAGTATATATATTTTCTCATATTAATCTTTTTTAGTTTGCAATCCTGCAATTGTTGTAATGATAGCCGCTATAAGTGTGATATAACCGACCCATTTTGTGAACCCATTAGGAAATACATCCATCATTTTAGGCATAGACCCAACTATACCCCACGCGGTCGGCATAGCGGCGGTTATTACGCCTGCTATATTCCTAATTTTCTTTGCCATCAAAGGTGTTTCCGCTTTCCACCTTGTTTGTAATGTTTTTATAATTTTCATAATTCTTTTTATTAGTTTTGTTTCCATCGTGTCGCCTCCCATGCGCGTCGCGTTACTAATCCTCGTAATACTTGACCGCCTGCATGCGTCCATTTGTTAAATTCAGCTTGTATGTCCGAATCATTCGAACCTTGCAATACTTTTCTTATCAATGTAGACTTTCTTAAGGCATCAATACCCAAATTAAACGCAAAATCTGCAAGCGCATCAAACTCTCCCTGTGTAAATTTGTGAGGCAGAGAATTTATGTAACTTTCTACAGGGACTAAGTCGCTTTGAAGATATAAGTCAGCCTGCTTCGCATTGATTATTTGACCCTTCATTACTCCTTTTGTATGCCCAACTCCAATTGTCCATACTCCTACACTGTCTTGATAGGACTGTAATTTACATCCTTCAAATCCTTTGATTTTAGCAATTAAAATGTTACTTACTTTCATATTTAATTAATTAGTTTTTTGTCTGCCTTTAATTTCATTTCCCCGCGCATCTCTGTGATGTTCTGATCAATTTCACTAACGGATGTTTTAATCTCATCCATCTTTAAAGAGTTTTGATTATAAACCGACCTATCGTTTTGCACCTGAACCTCCAATACGGCAATACGGCTGTTAAGTTGAATCCACGAACCGAACAAAGCTAATGCAATTGTAGCAATGATTCCTATTAATGTATTTTTATCAATCATAATTGTTAATGTTTTAATATTCTGTATTCTTCTGCATATTGAAATTCTATATTATAAGATATGTTTTGACTATTTCTTTTTCTAAGAACCTGCACACTAGTTCCTGATAAAATAATAGGTTTTATTGTACCGTCCGTTATGTCTGCGACTACGGGAGATACCCACAAATCACGTAAAGAAACGCTTTTAGCCTCGCTCATATAATCAGTTAACAAAGTCATTTTCTTTGTTGCGGTTGAATTATATACACGCGTAATTTGTTCAGATTCATACGTACTTTTTGACAATGTTAAATTTTCATCAAATCCGATATATGTATTAATCGTATTCGTGGCTCCCATGCTGTCTACGTACGCTAAAACAAATCTGTGAGGGAATCTAGCATCTCTCTGTTTTAATAATACAATTAGTGGAGAAAAAGAATTATTTGCGCTTGATATCGTCAATTTAATTGCATCATTGAACCACGACAAACTAGTGTCTATTATGAGGCTTACAACTCTTCCCGATAACATAGTCCCTGTATACGATACAGACGCACCTAAGCTAGTCGTCTTAGTCACTATGTAATCGACACCTCCACCCAAACTCATTAATGTAATCTTATCGCCAATTGTCGAAATTATATTATCTTTTTGTGTATTTAGGAATAATCCATTATTCCCGCTTGAAAAGGCATAATCATTCGCAATGAAATCTTTGTTTGATGCATTTAATGCAATGAAAGTTGATGAAACCGTACCACCATCTACAACGTTGCTATATTCAGAGTTTGCAATTCCACCATCAATGGTTGTATACTGAGAGGCTAATGCGTCTCCACCATCAATAATTGTATAATCAGAAGAATTGATAGTATTCGTTCCATCGGTCACCGATAGCGAATATTCTATGAAGTTATTACTAACTATTTTATTAGTCAAAACAAGTTCAGAATATAAAAAGTTTTGAAGTATCTTATTAATATTAATTGCAGCATACAATCCTACCATAGAAAGAACGAAATTTCTAGTATTACTACCTGCTACTACAGAAAGTGTTACCGTATCTATTTCAGTATCTGAATGTATAGTCACAATCATATCATTATATACAAGTGTTACCGAATTCGGTAATGTTGTGAATGTTAGTGCCATTATTTTTTTTGTTTAAAGTTATCGAATATTGATTTTATGTCGAGTTTTACAGCATTTAGCAATTCTTTCTCAGCTGCAATTTTTTCATCCTTAAAATCAGATAAAAAAAACCGTCCTTTGAAGCCTTCCTCTCCTATCTTCTTTGCTATAGGGTATGCCGCTGATACGGGGATTCCATAATCATCATGTTTTTTAATCCAATCACGTATATTTTCAATCGGTGGCATCTTACCCTTACCTCGTCCAAAATTACTAAAACAGATTGCGGGAGAAACCATGATTTGAAAACCGTTTTCTTTAATTACCGTTTCTATTTCTTTAGTATGATCTGTTAAACCCTCTTTCTCTACAGCATTTTGTATTGCTGTAAAGAAAATAAGGCTTATACGATCTATTGCATTATCTAAGTTACTCATGTCAAAGGTATTTGATCTTCATTCCTGAACATTCTGATCTTAAACGTAAATGTCATTTGTACGCCCGTGGCATTATCTGCGTTCTTCATAATGAAAGGTGAACCGCTTGCGGAAACCTGAGTTAAGAAATTAAACTTATCTTCATTCTCATTGAAATATGCATGCATATCTTCAGCGATCATAATCATGTCAGAATAGTTTTGCAGGAAATCATCTCCTTTGTCTAAAAAAAGTACGATTGCCTCCTGAACCAACTCACCTTGCGAAAATGTAAAGTTGTCTAATACTAGCCACACGAGCGGATATTCCAAATCACTAGAGATTAGGTTATTCATAGGCTCATTATGATAACTTGCGACCATCTTATGCGAATCGCAAAACGACTTAATGCAGTCGTTAAGTTTCTTAATGGTACATAACATCGTGTTCGCGTATTGTTAATTGACGATCTTTTACCAAACTCAAATTGAATATAGCTTCCGTTTGTTCGTGAATAGATCCAATCTCAGAGCTATTACCGAAAGTTTCCCAATGTTCAGGATATTTATCTGCATGCTCTAACATAAAGTTCATAGCCATGTTTTCATAAGAAGACGTATATTGCTTAACTATTTCCTGTAACTTATTTACCTCAGACATTGCTAAGCTCGTTTGATTTTCTCTTTCATCCTTAGAGATGGTAGCTGTGCCAATCGAAGCAAATTTTAAATCTACTAAAGATTCAATAGAATAAAACACAAGCAAATCAAGAACATACTCATTCATAAGCAACTTATAATCATCGTTTATGTCCGAGCCTTCGGTTATTATTTTCTTGTACATTACCACTCCTAAAAATGGTTGCAACTTCGCATTCTGTGCCATTAAAATAGCCGTTCTCACATCCCTATCAGGTGTGTTTGCATCTACGAAGGCGTTGTCTTTAACTCGGCTAGGGTCTATTATTAATTTATCCATATTGTTAATTGTTTTGTGTATCTGTGTTATCAGAACCGATTTTTGTCGTATCTACTGCGGGCGTTGCAGTCGTTGCGGGTGAATCAGCGGGCGCAAGCTCGTTATTATTGTCCGCGCTCGTAGCATCATCAAACAAAGAAAGTCTGTCTATTGACAAATCTTTTAATTTGTTTATTGCCATGATCTTGTTGAATACTTTCGTAATCTGATTTTGTTCAGGCTGAATAACACTAACATAAAAGACTTCGTATGCAGCTTGCAACTCATCTCTATTCCCTAAAGTACCTGCCAAAGCAATACCCATTAATAGCGGACTTGTTACCCTGTGCCCTGATAGTATTTTTTGTCTAACAGCTTCACTGATTGATTTATACCTGTCTTCTGAACTATCATTTTCGACCTTTGTAACCTCAACCGATAACTCTTTTTCTTTCGAAAAAGTAATCAATGGTGTTCCCGCTCTGCGTGCTCCCGTATAGTTGTCAATAATATTGCTTGCTTCCTCTATTTTTTGCGTAGGCGTAAAGTTACCGATAACGTTAACATGCATCGGTGTACTCATTTGATTTTCAAGCAATTTTTCTCCATAAATGTCTGAGTTCACATCTGCGCGGATCGAAGATAAACAAGCGATATAAGACGGTAATGGATAATAAAAATTATTATCGGACGTTCCGCGATAATACAGCAATTGAGTAGTAGCCGTTATTTTTACTGCAGTTAATCCCTCAACATTATTTGTATTAATAAACGATTCATAATCTATTGCCTTAGTCTTTGCTCCGTTCGGGTCAAAGGCTGGTATGATCTGTTTATCACCCCGTTGTTTGCTCCAATCATAGGCATAATAATACTGATTGATATGTCCTAAATTGTCTACCTTCCCACATCTGATTTTGTCAAACGCGACATGTTCTACGACAGCGATCTTTTTCCAATCATTTGACCAGGTTATCAGAAATGCAAAGCCGCCAAACATTTCCTTATCATGCGCAACCTTTTCGAGTATTTCATTGGCATCAAAATTTGGATTAATGTTGTCTAAAAATGCGAGCGTCTTCGCATCTGAACCTGTAGCGATAAAACCCTTACCCGCAATTTGTTGTATTTTATAATCTAAGATAGCACTATGCCATGAACAACTATTTTTAAGCTGAATAAGATAATCAGGATAGCCGTCGGGCTTGCCATGTCCCGAATAAGGAATCCAATCTTTCCCTCGCGCCTCCTTAAAGATAGGCACATTGTCAGTTACCAACTCCGAAGAATAGGACAACTTTACATTTGTTATTTCTGTTTCTTTATCCATAATTTATAACACTTATATCGTTAATCGAAGTTACAGTATTGTCTATTATTCTAGCAATACCTGAATTTAATACGTTTCCTTCATTGTCAGTAACAGAATATTTTCCATCACCCTTTACAAAATCTGCCAAAAACTCTATTGATACAGAAAACTTGATATACCTCAATGGGTACATGCTAAGATTTAATATCGTGAGTTCTTTTTTAACGCCTTCATACTCTAAAATGAAGATCATACCGTCCACACTCGGCAATGAGGTTGGAAGATACACATTATTTACTATTCCTTTTTCTAGCCTTATCATATCTTTTAATGTAATCTCGTGCAAACTCGTGCAAACTCATGCAAACTCGTGCGCTTACTGTAATAATACATTTTTGAACAAAAAAAAGGTAGAGCCTAAGCCCTACCTTCAATAAATGTTTGATCTTTATAAAATAATGTTTGTCGGATAAATATACCAATAAGTTCTACCCCTGTCCCTAATCCTAGGGATTACATCTGTTTCTCTTTTGTCAATCCAATCCCATCCGCTTCTTTTAGGGACTAATATTATAAGATATTTTTTATATCCTTTTGAATATCCTACGACCCTACCTATTTTTTTGCGCATGAACATGGCTTGATCACTTGCCTTTTTCCCATCAAACAACCTGTATAATTCTTCAGTTGTTATATCTCCCTTGATAACATCTAAGGTAAGTCTTTTTAATTCATCTTTTGTCATAGTTATTTGCTTTGAGGTACATATCTGTTTTCGAGATGCCTAGCTGGTGCGCCTTTCTTTACCGAAGTATACACCATATTCTTAGGCTTCATTAAAGCGTTCTGAACTGCCAAAGACACGCGTCTTACTCCGTTAACATAGAACACGCTCGAAGGGCTGTTAAAGAAACGTACGAATCCAAAATCTCTTTGCTTAGGTTTCCCTAAGACTTCTTTTTTACTCATTTGATTTTCCATGATTTTTCTTTATTTTAAACGTTAATAATTATAGTAATGTAAACAGTTTTTCTGTAGCGGTTTTTGCTTTTCCGCTACTAAGATTATTTAGTATTTGTTTTTCCCAAATGCATGCAAAACCATTTGGAGCTTGATACTCGGAAATAAATATTTTATTTGTCTTACTCATTTTTCTACACCATTCCCAAAATTTTGTGTGATCAAATGAATCTTTGTATTGAGTTGTACCTTGATAAGGTGGATCACAATAAATAACCGAGTTCTTTATATCCAAATCATAATATTGTTCCGCTGAAAATTGGATGCCTACTAAATTTGGTATTTGGTTATTAAAGTTTTTCAGGGTTTCCTGTAGGTAGTTTCTACCTAAATTTGAGGTTGTACCATTATACCCATTAAAGAACTTCCCTCGAAACGAACAGATGAAACCAACAAAACCTACATACCATTTTTCATAAGTAAAAATATGAGTTCTTACATCGTTGTATTCTTCTTTACCAACAAAATAGGGTATAGGTAATCCTTGTGATACATGAGAAAGTAGAGCAATCAAATACTCGTTTGAATCGTTTGCCCATCTATCTTCGCAAATAACCTTATCAATCATATTGCATCCACCACAAAATGGTTCAACGTATTTACCTAACTTGTCAACTTCAGGTTGAATGAATTGCAAAATATCTTTAGCAATCCTATTTTTTGACCCCATGTATATCATGATCTTTATTTTTTTAGTTCATAATTTGATAACAATTTGTACGGGCTGTAATAAAAACAATGCTTTGCATTGCCAAAAATATGGTCGATAGAAGATTTACTGTCCCAGCCATTAGAATTTGAAACGATAAGTTGGTTGTCACTAGAGTAACCAACGATCATAGATACTTCATCAGAAGGCATAAACGCCTGATCAGAATTTACAACTAATCCTTTCACTAAAGTGAAAAGTTTACGAGTACTTATGTCCCCACAATCCCATGCTTTGACGGCATTGTCTACAAACTCTTTGTTTAATAATATTTTCTTCATAATCTTTATGTATTAATGGTTTCTTATTTATGATTACAAATCTAGCTTATTGTATTTAAATATCCAAATAAAAATATGTATTTAACTATTATTTAACACAAATCCCCACGTTTCACAACGCAGGGATAAGAAATAAAACCAAAAAAAATGAATGATTATTAAGTGAACCGTCTTTTAAAGTGCTAGATATTATGACTTAGATAATAGAAGCACTATATGTTAAACCTCGGTAAAGAATGAATCTGCTACGCTTCCTGCAATCTCAGGCTCATTACCTGTGAAGGTAACTGTATATCCGTTAAGATCGCCGCCCGCAGTACCTGTAGTTCCAACGTTTGAAGTAATATCCAAACCGTTTGTAATACCCAATACCTTATTGAACCCGTTTTTGTCAATTACGATTGCCACTAATTCGTTTTGAGCCATCATCTGTAACTCTGTGCG